CGGCACCTGAATGATTTAGTACGCCCAGACTTCCCCTACGCGTTCGACGACGCCGCCGCCAATAAGGCGTGCGAGTTCATCGAGCTCATGCCCCACACCAAGGGCTGCTGGGCAGCCCGCCGAGAGAAGCTCAGGCTCGGCCCCTGGCAGATCTTCATCGTCTGCAGCATCTTCGGCTGGCTCGGCAAAGAGACGCGCCTCCGCCGGTACCGGGAAGCCTACATTTGCGTGCCACGCAAAAACGGCAAGTCGCCGCTTGCCGCCGCGATCGGCCTCTACATGCTGCGGTGCGACGGCGAGGCCGGCGCCGAAGTGGTTTGCGGCGCGACCAGCGAAAAGCAGGCGTTCGAGGTATGGCGCCCCGCCAAGATCATGGTCGAGAAAACGCTCGACCTGCGCAAGGTCCTGGGCATCAAGGTCAACGCGCGCTCGCTCACCGTCGAGTCCACCGGCGGCAGTTTCATCCCCGTCATCGGCAAGCCCGGCGACGGCGCATCGATCTCATGCGGCATCTGCGACGAATTTCACGAAGCGGACACCCCTGAGTTGTACGACACCCTGCGCACCGGGATGGTCGGGAGAGAGCAACCACTCCTCCTGGTCATCACCACCGCGGGATTCAACACGGCGTCGCCGTGCCACGATCTGCAGACCACCGCGCAGAAGGTCCTCGAAGGCACGCTCATCGATGAACAGCTCTTCGTGGTCATCTACACGATCGACGCCGGCACGGACTGGACGACTGAAGCAGCGCTCTGGATGGCCAACCCGAACCTGGGTGTGTCGGTCAGCCTCGAGATTCTGCTTCACGATCAGCAGCAGGCCATCAAGAACGCAGCCAAACAAGGCGTGTTCCGCACCAAGCATTTATGCGAGTGGATGACCGCATCGGCCGCCTATTTCAACCTGCTCAAATGGAACGCCGGCGCGGACGCCACGCTGAACGAGGCCGACTTCAAAGCCTTCCTGCTCTATATCGGCATGGATCTGGCCAGCGTGCTCGATCTCAGCAGCGTGGTCAAAGTGTACGTGCGGAGCATCAACGGCAAGCTGCACTTTTACATTTTCGCGCGCCACTACCTTCCCGAGGACCGCATCGCGCTCGCGGGGAACCAGATGTATCAGAAGTGGGCCGAAGAGGGGCTTCTGATCCGATGCGAAGGCGCCACGTTGGACTACGCACTGGTGCGCGACGATCTGACGGCCGACATCGAGGCCCACAGCGTCGAGGCCCTGTGTTACGACAAGCGCTACTGCGATCAGCTCACCCAGGAGTTATACCTCTCCACGGGCGTCACGCTGGTTGAGGTTCCTCAGCTACCGGCATTTTTAAGCCTGCCGATGAAGTCGCTCGACGCGGCCATCCAGGACGGACGCGTGCACCATACCGGCGATCCTGTCCTCACCTGGTGCATGAGTAATGTGGTTTCCAAAGTTCGCGGCCCTTCCGAGAATGCCTTCCCGGAGAAACAAAAGGCGGCCAACAAGATCGATGGCGCGGTCGCCTTACTCAACGCGATGAACCGCGCTCTCACAGCGGAATCGACAGCGGGCGGCTCCGGCATCGACTGCTTCTCTCTCTAGCTAACGCACCACCGAGAACTCACCAATGGCCCTATTCGGCAGCAGAAACGATCTGACCTCGCTGCAGCTTCGCAGCGGCTCGCCGCTCGACAATCCCGCCATCCCGATCAACAGCCCGGCAGTCTGGGACTGGTTGGTGGGCGGAGAGCCGACGACTTCGGGCGAGACCGTCAACGAGGCCAACGCTCTTCAGATCACCACCGTTTACCAGTGCATCACGCTGCTGTCGAGCATGGCCGGCACCATGCCGCTCAGGCTCATGGAGCGCACCGACAAGGGACACATCGAGGCGATCAACTCCGATCTCCACTATCTGCTGGGCACCGAGCCTAATCCTGAAATGACCGGCACAACGTTCATCGAGACGCTGGTAGGCTGCCTGGCGATGGGCAATTGTTACGCGCAGATCGAACGCAACGCGCTGAGGCAGGCCGTCGCGATCTGGCCCTTGAATCCGCTGAAGACGGAGCCGATCCGCCTGCCCAACGGGCTCCTGGCCTATAAGACCTCCGACGGGATGGAGCCCGGCCGGCACCGCATCGTCCCGGCCGAGGACTGCATTCACGTGCCGCTGTTCGGCTTGGAAGGCCGTCGCGGTATGAGCCCAATCCTGATGGCTCGCGAGTCTCTGGGCCTGGCCAAAGCAAGTTTGAAGCACGGCTCGCGCCTGTTCGCCAACGGCACCAAGGGCGCCGGCGCCTGGGTGAATAAGACGGGGACGGGAAACAATCCAAAGCAGAGACAGGAGTTCAAGGAGTCCTATCAGCAGTCGGCTGGCGGCACGAACTCCGGCAAGACCCAGTTCATGTACGGCGACTGGACCTGGCAGAGCCTGGGCCTCACGCCGGAAGAGTCGCAGTTTCTCGCGACCAGGTCATTCACGCGCGCCGACATCGCTTCGATGTGGCGCATCAGCCCACACCTCGTCGGTGACACCTCGCGTTTGAGCGGGACGAACTCGGAGCAGCTTATGCTCCAGTTCCTCGTGATCGCGCTGGCTCCGTACCTGCGCAAGCTCGAGGCGGAGTTCAACCGCAAACTCTGCCCGACACAGGGGCGAAAGGCCGGGAAGTTCTACACGTCCTTCGACCCCAGCGGCTTGCTGCGCACCGACCTTAAATCGCAGAACGAGGCCTACCAGGCCGGCCGCAACGGCGGATGGTACACAGCGAACGATGTGCTGCGCAAGCTCGGAGAGAATCCCGGCGGTCCGGAGTGCGACGTCTACGTCACGGCCGTGAATTACCAAAATTCGAAGCGCATGCTCGATACCGAGTCGCTGCAAGACCAACCCATCGGCGAGGCGCAGCCCACGCCGGCGGAGCGCTCCATGCTGGGCGCTTACACAGCCGGCTACATCGGCATCTATTCCGATTCGTTCAGACGGCTTTTGACCCGCTCCAAGCGGGATTACGACACCCTTTCGGCCCTGTTCCGGCCTGTTCTTCGCTCGATCGCGGACACGGCGATCGGTCACAACGCCGTCGCTTCGTTCTCCGGGGGCGACCCTGCCGACGGCGTGATCAACGACGCGCTGCGCGCCATGGAGAAACGGGCCGCGAAGTGGCCCGCGACGATCCCCCCGGCTGAAGTCGCCGCGATCGCGAACGCCGAATTCGTGAAAGCCGTCCGTGCCATACACCTCAACGTTTCACGCGACATCGCCGCGGCCAAAGCAGTTCACGAACTCGCGGCGCCTGAAGAGGACACCGATGATCAAGCAGCCTAAATTCGGCCAGCGCGAAGTGCGCACGCTTTCCACCACGGAGTTTCGTATCGCCACAGCCGACGACGGCACCCGCACGCTGTCCGGGCTCATCCCGTACAACGCGCGGAGCCTTGACCTGGGCGGATTCACCGAGATGATCGCTCCCTCGGCATTCGCCGGCGCGCTCAAGCCCGGCGCCGACGTGCTCTGTCTGCGCGATCACGACGTGTTGAATCTGCTCGGCCGCACCAAGTCGAAGACGCTCACCCTGACCGATTCCAGCGAGGGCCTACGCTTCACCTGCAAGCTGCCGAAAACATCGCAGGCCACCGACCTGGCTGAGTCGATGGACCGCGGCGACCTGGACGCAAACTCCTTCGGCTTCGTAACTCTCGACGATAAGTGGCTGGCGGACGCGGCCGGCAACGTTGTTCGCACGCTGATGGCCGTTGACCTTTACGAGATCTCGCCGTGCAGCTTCCCCGCGTACCCCACCTCCCAGGTATCCGTTCGCTCGTGCCCGGTGGAACTGCGCTCGAAGCTGAAGAAGCGTGACGCCGACGCCTGTGAATGCGATTGCGAGCAGTGTATCGGCGGAGACTGCGGCCTATGCTCCGACGGCGACTGCGATGACGAAAACTGCTCATGCGCCGAGTCGCGCTCGATCAGGAACGCGGACGCCAACCGGGTGATGAATATCCGCCTGGCGTTCACCGACTAACCAAGTTTGAGTTTCACGCCTGACCGATGCGCCGCTTGACGGCCGCGTTCGCTCGCACACATCTGTCACGCTGCCGAGAAGCCCTGGCCTGCCGCCCCGGTTGTCCCGCGTGCATCAAACTCCGCAGCAAAGGAAGTATCATGACCCTTCTCGAATTGCAGGAAAAGCGTAACAAGCTTCTGTTCGACGCCCGTGCGATTATGGCCGGCGCCGATGTGACCACGGAACAACGCGTGGCCGTGGACAAAATGTTGGCGGATGCCAATGTGATCAAGGGCGATATCGAGCGCAGCATCTCGCTCGAAGCCGCCGCGGCCGAGCTCCGCTCTGTGCCGGGCCGTGTTCCCCAGGCCGCAGCGGCGGCCGCTCAGGCAGAACCGGAAACCAGGACCATCGAAGAGCGTCGCAAGGCTACCGGTCTCGCGCTTCGCTCGTTCATCAAGGGGCAGCCCTTCGAGTCCCGTGAACTCACCATTGCCGCCGACGGCGGAGTGATGATTCCCGTGGGCGTCACCGACCCCAAGATCGCGCTCAAGTCGGCGGGTTCGGTTTACGATGTGGTC